GTCAATCTCGATCGTGAAGTGTTGTTCAAGTTCATGATCGGCGAGGCGGCCCTGGAGAAGCGCGGGTCTCCCAAGGGGAACCGCGACCTGATCGACGCCGCAAGGCGCGTGCAAGCACGCCGCGGGCGTCCGTCCAATCCGGGGAGCGACACAGCGCGGCCCGGACGCAGCGAGCGTGATGATGCAACGGCCAGAGTGCGACGCCTGGAGAACGTTCAGATTTAACCCTATGGGGGTTCGCTATGGCAGTTAACGTATCCGGCTCGTTCGCGGCCGACATCGAAGCCTATATTGCCGATCGCACGCTACCGCTGGTCCGGCGCCACCTTGTCGTCTACCAGTTCGGCGATCCGCTTACGCTTCCCAAAGGGCGAGGCGTTACCTATACAGCGACGCGGTATAACCGCATTCCGCTTCCGTTCTCCCCACTGTCCGAGGGCGTCCCCCCCGTTGGCGAACTGCTCACCATCCAGCAGGTCACCGCCACTGCTCTCCAGTGGGGAGACAAGGTTACCATCACCGACGTTGCGGAACTGACGATCAAGCATCCGCTGTTCCAGAAGGCCACGGAGCTTACCGGCCTGCAGGTCGCCGAAACATTGGAGAGAAATACCTTCAACAACCTCATGGGCTTCACGCAGGTCAACTACGTGAACGCCCGCGGTGCCCGCGCCTCGCTGGTTGCCGGCGATGTGATGAACATCCACGAGCTCAACCGCGCCTACGCGCAGTTGCTCACTCTCGGTGCCCCGCGCTTCATGGGCGACGAGATGACCGACACGAAGCTCGAGGCGGGCGCCGGCGGCGCCAAGGCATCGAGCAACCCGCGCACCATGCCGCACTATGTCGCGGTTGTGCATCCGTTTATGGCGGGCGACCTCCGTGAGAACCAGGCGATCCAGACCGCATGGTCCTACTCGGACATCAACCGCCTTTACAACTACGAACTCGGCGAGTGGTCCGGCATCCGCTTCTGCATGTCGAACCTCGTGCCGTCATGGACGGGTATCGCCGCGGTCACCGGAACCGCGGGAACTGCGGGGGCTTTGGGAAGCGGCACTTATGCGATCCAGGTCACGGCTTCCGACACTCAGAACCAGTACGAGAGCCAGATCTACCAGATCAACACTGGTAACGTGGTGACCGGCCCGAACGGCTCGATCAGCGTCACCCTGCCGGTGCTCGCCGGCTACACGTTCAACATCTACGTCTCGGCGGCGGGCAGCACGACTCCGATCAACCTGGGCCTCACGGCTTCCGGCCCGACTGTTGGCCCGCTGCAGGGGCAGGCGGTCCAGCTCACCGGCGGATCGACCGTCGTCATCACCGGCATTGGCGCGTTCCAGGTGCCGCCGGCGGCGCCCGGCACCGGCTTCACCGTGTATCCGATGTTCCTGTTCGGCCGCGGCGCCTACGGCCAGGTCATGCTGGACGATGTGAAGTTCACCTACCTCAAGGACGCCGACAAGTCGGATCCGATCAACCAGTTGAGAGTTGTCGGCTGGAAGTGTTTTTACGGAACTCTTATCCAGAACGTTCAGTTCGCCATGCGCATCGAGGGCACGTCGGCCTTTAACGCGACCTTCGGGTAAGGAGAGTGAGATGAAGAAGCTTCTTGCCGCGATCACGGCGGTTGTTGCGAGCGGACTGATCGCCTACGCGGCGTCGGTCCCTTCGATCCCGTCGAACCCGATATACTCCGAGCCGTCGCAGATCATCGGCACGCTCAACACGCTGATCGCGCAGCTCAACGGCGCAGCGGGATATGCGCCGGCGCAGAACATCTCGTTTGGCTCATCGGGCGTGGCGTCGGGAGCGACGCCGGTGACGCTGAACGCTCAACGCGGGGTGGTGTCGTTTACCGGCGTGGGTACGCTGGTGACCGGCGCGGTGACCACGCTCACGATGACGAACTCGTCCGTGGCAGCGAACTCGCAGTGTTTCGCGCAGGTGCAGTCCGGTGGCGCGGCGGGTTCTGGACCGTACATCTCGACGGCAACACCGACAGCCGGCTCGCTGGCGCTGATCCTCGCCAACGGCGGCACGACCGCGACCGGTGCGGCACAGACGTTCGCCATCGCGTTCCAATGTCTCTAGGAGAACTCCCATGCCTTTCCGGCTTCGCTACGACGCATTTGTGGACTTCATCCCGGCGGGGACAGGTCTCGGACAAAACGCCTCGGGGTCGGTTGCGGGGGCTGTCGGCGCCGGCCCTGCCGGCCCGGCGCAGACCATCCAGTTGTTCAACGGGTTTACCAACACCCTGCCGCCGACAACAAACACGTTTCTGACCGCAGACGTGACGACGCTCACGAACGCGATGGCGGCTGACATCGCCGCGCAGTTGAACGTCGCTGCGGTGCTGGCGCGCATCCAAGCCTTCGCGAGTGGTGGTGGCTGATGCCCTACAAAATCCGCTACCAGGTCAACATCGACTTCGTGCCTCCCGGTCGCGGCTTGGGCGTTGAAATGCTGACGGCGACGGCCGTTCCGGGCTATAGTGGCGGCGAAGCGCAGACCATCAACTTCCAGGACAGCAATGCTTTCGGCTCCAACACGTTCGTGGCCGCCGATATTACCGCCCTGCTGGCCGCCATGTCGGCTGATCTCTCGACGCAGATGAACGCGGCGGCGACGCTGGCGCGCATCCAAGGGTTCGCAAGCGGAGGCGGGTAATGGCTCTCAAGACGCTCGGCTCGAACGCCACCACCAGCTTGCAGGCGTTCCTCGTCGGTTTCAACGACACGATCGCCGCCGACCTGGCGGCGATCACCGTTGCGCTGAAGGCTGATCCTCCGGGCGATACGGCGTCGGCCTACTCGCCCGTTACTACGGCTGGTCTGATCGACCAGAGCAAGACGGGCACCACGCGGCGCCTGCGGCAGTTCTACATCAAGAACGGCGTGCTGATCGTCCCGAACCGCGGGCAACTCACGCTGCGCAACGGCGACTTCGTGTGCTGGGACACGACAACGGGGTGGCCGATCGTCGTCTCCGGTGACGCTGCGCTGAACGGACCCTACACTCACACCTAGAGGCTTAAGGATGGCTAGCAGGTCTGGAATATCCGACCGCTTCGCCGAGATTGAAAAGCGCGTCGACAGCGACGAGATGCTGACGCCGGAGCAGCGCGTCGAGATCAAGGAGCGCGCCCGCGCGCACGTCCGCAAGAAGCAGATCGAGCGGATGACCGATCTGCTGTTCAATGAGGAGGTCCGCCTTGCCGAAACCGACATGGCGATGCCGGACGAACGGCTCGAGGAGATCACGATCGACCTGCCCGAGTATGCGTACATGATCGCGATCGACAACGTCGGGTACTATCACGGCTGCACCTACGACGTGCCGCGGCGCAAGTACCTGTCGCTGATCGACCAGATGGCGCGGACCTGGGAGCATGATCGCGAGGTTCACGGGCGCCGGCGCAAGGGCGACATGGTGCGCGATCCGTTCCACCGCGGCGTCAACGCCTATTCCAAGTCCGACGTCGTCACCACGCGCGACAGCCTCCGGCAGTCATTGAGGAACCAATGAAATGGCTAACATGCCGGAAGGGCACGAGAACCCCTGGAAATCGCCTACTGAAGGTTGACAATGAATGAACGCCTCAAAACACGTCCGACGATCGACGAACTTCAGAAGATTTTGGATAGTGAACCCAATGCCGATATTGATATCATGCCAGACGGAACCGTGCGCGCCCGTGGTGCCGAACCGGATGTCATCCGCAAAGTAGACAGCAGCGCGCCGGCGATCTTTGTCCGCTTTTCCGCGCAGGTCGGTCCGAACTCGACGATGGAGCTGTCGTTCGGCATTCCGCTCGACATGACCCCGCGCGACCTGAACGCCTATGTGGACAAGGTGGCGTCGGTGACCGACCGCCAGCACAAGAAGGCGATGCTGGCGCAGGCGGTGCTCGAGCTGGAGAACACGAAGAAGCAGTTGCTCAACAACACGCAGAACCGGGTGAACTACGAGGCGAAGCAGGCGACCGAGTTCGCGGTGCGCGGCAAGCGCGGCGAGTGGGAGCCGAACGGCCAGGAGCGCGCGCAGAT